AGAATCTTTCTGCCATACAAATGCATACCACGAACAATATCAGCGAAAGAGTCAGGGTCTCTGTATGTCTCTGTCTTATTGATTTGCTCTGCAGTAGCTACTGATGAACTGTGTCCTGCAACAATAACTCCAAAGTTAGAGTTTTGGTTTGCTGAACCTGATGTTCCCGGACCTGTTCCAACTGCAGGTAAGTTATTTGACATATATACGTCAAATCCATGTATTCTACCTACAGATAGACCTGCTCTTAATCCACCTGATTCACCAAAGTCACCATTTAGAAGACGTGAATCTTCATCCTTTAAGACTTCAATAAATGTTGGATGTAAAACAATCCATCTTCCATCAGTGTCTACAAACTGTGTATCAAGCAGTCTGCCCATTCTTGCAATAATTTGCAATGGTGTAGCAGTTGCTGTTGCTTGAGCAGTTGCACCACCCATTCTTGGAGCTATAGGTATAGAATGATCTCCTGCACTACTTGTAGTAATGTTTCCGAAGTCACCCTTCTTTAGCTTCATGCTTGTCAACAATTCGTCTGAACCTGCAGTTGATACTGCTTTAGTTCCGTTAACTGTTGAGTTAGCTG